CACAGGCAGGATTACTTAGCAGCTAATGGATACACCACTTTAGACGCGAACCATGCTAATGGCGTTGGCCTAGCGGTTTCGACTCGATCTGGCGACCTAAGAAACAAGTTCACAATAACCTACGGCAATAATGGCAATAGTGTTTACACAGCTGAAGATGCTCAAAGCATTACTGATTATGGCACTTATAGCGAGTCATTTTTATCTAGAATTAAAGACACAACCGATGCCGAGTTATACGCGGATCGTGTTGTAGCGCTTCGCTCACAGCCATACGCTCGATTCCAAAACATTACCTTTGAACTCGGTAATCCAGAAATTGACGATTCAGACCGAGATACCTTGATCAACATATTTACTGGCCTTCCCATCTGGATTCAAAACCTGCCTCCAAATATCTCAGAGGGCTCATTCGAGGGATATGTCGAAGGCTGGACATTCAGAGCAAGCCTAAACAATTTGACCATCACGCTTAATGCGAGTCCGGTCAATTTCAGCCAAGTTGCTGTAAAATGGGAGTCTGTAAACCCAGCAGAAGCTTGGAACACCCTAAGTCCTACCCTGACTTGGCTTAACGCGATTGGAGTGGTGGCATAATGCCAACAACAACACCTAACTTTGGCTGGTCGGTACCTGTATCGACTGACCTTGTAAAAGATGGAGCCACAGCCATCGAGCTGCTTGGCGACAGCATTGATGCTTCGCTAGTTGATCTTAAAGGCGGCACCACAGGCCAGGTACTTGCCAAGGCTTCTAACACAGATATGGATTTCTCTTGGGTAGCGCAAGATGACTCAAATGCGATTCAGAACGCTATCGTCGATGCAAAGGGTGACATTATCGCTGCAAGCGCAGCAGACACTCCAGCGCGATTAGCAGTAGGAACAAACGGACAAGTCCTTACAGCTGATTCAACCACCGCAACTGGCCTAAAGTGGGACAGCGTTTCAGGCGGCGGCATGACTCTAATTAATACAGGTGGCACATCCCTAACTGGAGCATCAGTAGCAATTACTAGCATCCCAACTACCTACAATGAGCTAAGAATTTATGTAGTCAACTGGAAGCCTACAAATGATGGCAATGGTTTTGCTATTCGTTTCAACCAAGACGCAACATCAAATCGCCACGCGAGCATTGACACATATAGCCCAGTAAATTCAAGTTTCAACACCACACAATCCTTCGTTGCCGGCGACCAAGATAATTCTACTGCGACCAACTTGGTAGCCGTATCTATTCCTTTTTATGCTAATACGACCACATGGAAACTTGTACAAGGTGCTTCAATTAGCAACAACAACACAACGCCTACAAACGTTGGTTTCTTTAATTGGGCTGGTGTCTATAATCAGACCGATGCAATTACTTCCCTTGAATTCCGCTCTCAAAGCAATTTTACCGGCGGTACTGTCTATGTTTATGGAGTGAAATAATGGCTGACTTTATTAAGAAGATTTACAACTGCGAAACAGGCGAGACCTCAGAGGTCAAGATGACAGCAGCTGAAATCGCTGAATTTAAGAAAGATGCTGAATTGGCTTTAGAACAAAAGGCTGCCAAAGAAGCACTTGAAGCTAAGAAGCAGGAAGTCCTAGAAAAGTTAGGGCTTACAGCAGAAGAAGTCGCAGCATTATTGGCATGACCCCAAAGTTATGCAAAGCCGGACAGCAGTTAAGGCTTCAAATTGACGATTCGTACATCGATCGCGATAGACGCTCGGACGGCTGGATTGGCGATACACGCCACTCGGCTCGTCCTTCTGACCACAATCCTGATGAACAGGGTATCGTCCGAGCGATTGATATTGACAGAGATTTATCTGGCAAGGCAAAGCCAGACCTCATGCCTTATCTTGCAGATGAAATTCGACTCTTTGCAAAGCGTGATAAATCAAAACGCATCAGCTATATCATCTTCGCAGGTCGCATTGCATCGCCTCGCTTGGGCTGGCGCTGGCGCAAGTATTCTGGAATCAATCCGCATCACAGCCATTTGCACATCTCTTTCACTAAAAAGGGCGATACAGATGGTTCGTTCTTTAATATCCCAATGATAGGTGGCACAGCATGAACATGAAGAATCCAGCAATCCTTACAGCAGGTGCTTTTCTAGCAGCTTGGGGTGCGTCTAACTTTGCACTTGATTATCGTTCAGTTCTTTGGGCTGTATTAGCGGGCGTATTCGGATACGCAACTCCTAAGAAATGAGTCCAGCAGACCTCGCAGCTTGGGCTGTAGGAGTAGTTACAGTTCTAGGTGGCTTGGCTGCTTATACGCAGTTCATGATTAAACATTACCTTGCAGAGTTAAAACCTAATGGCGGCTCTTCTATCAAGGATCAGGTCAATCGCCTTGAAACGCGTGTCGATACCATAATCGAGATGTTAGGTAAGTAACACTTATCCTATGGCAAGGAAACGACCAGTCATAGACTTAGATACTTACAGCGCCTTAGATGCCTATTGCATAGCGATGAACGAGTATTACAAGTCTTTACGCAGAGCAGGCTTTTCAGAGACTCATGCTTTCTGGATGCTTGGTGATCGTGAATCCTTCCCTGATTGGATTATCCCTGGCTTACCTAATCGAATCGACAATATCCCCTACGAAGATGAGGATGACGATTAAGCGAATCGTAATACTTTCAGACTTGCAGGTTCCTTTCGAGGACGTGCATGTCACACGCAATATTGCCAAATTCTTACAGACCTTTAAGCCTGACCAAACAGTTACCATAGGTGACGAAATTGACTTCCAAACCATCTCTAAATGGAGTGAGGGAACCCCTCAAGCCTACGAGCAGAGTCTTGGCGATGATCGTGACAGATGCGTCGAACTCCTCTGGGAGTTGGGTGTTACTGACTGCATCAGAAGCAACCACACAGATAGACTTTATAACATCATCATGAAGAAGATTCCTAGCTTCTTATCTTTGCCAGAGCTTCGATTCGAAAAGTTTATGAAGTTCGATGAGCTTGGCATTACCTTCCATAAGAACCCGATGAACATCGCTCCGGGCTGGATTGCGGTCCATGGCGACCATACGCCTATCAAGCAACTGGGCGGTTTAAGCGCCCTAGAAGCCGCTAGAAGGCATGGAAAGAACGTTATCTCTGGTCATACCCATAGAGCAGGCCGTAGCGCCTTCACAGAAGCCTCTGGAGGCCGTTTAGGGCGTATTCTGCATGGAGTTGAGGTAGGTAATCTCATGGACTTCAGACAAGCCTCATACACCAAGGGAACGGCGAATTGGCAGCAAGCCTTTGCCATCATGTATGTCAAAGCTTCTAACGTCCAAGTGGACATAATCAACATCGAGAAGAATGGCACATTTATCGTCCAAGGCAAGGTTTATGGACGCGCCCGCTAGCATCGCTATCCCCTACATGGAGGATGAAGACCCTAGTCAAATCGTTATCAGACTGTTATCTAAAAAAGGTGGGTGTTGCGTCCGGTAGGGCGTATTGTTCTTCTTGTAGCGGAGAGACCGCACAAAGGGAGACGAAAATGAACAACATTTACACAGACGCTAAAGGCAACAACTTTAGATCCATAAAAGCTGCTCTTTATGTAGCCAGAGAACTTAATGCAACTGCCGAGGGTGGAATGTGGACTCACGAAATCGACAAGGATAATAACATTTATCTTTGGTTCCATGAGTTTGCGCCAGCAAAGGTTGGTGCATAATGAATATTGATTTAGCACTCATGGGAATGTTTAGCATTGGATCGTTTATTGGCTTTGCTATTGGTTATGCCAAAGGACACGAACACGGCAAGATTCAGGGCAAGATTAACGCCCGTCGGCTTATTAAGGCGCAGACACAGCATCAGGTTAGCCGATGAACGCCCGTGATTACCTCAACGAGGCACGAGCCACCATCCAAGACCGAGGACTTGATTACGGACACCCTTCGGACAATATGCAACGCACAGCACGATTGTGGAGCGCATACCTCGAAATGCCAATTACTGATTATCAAGTCGCAATGTGTATGGCGCTGGTCAAAATCGCAAGAAGTATGGAAACTGCAAAGACAGACACTTACATCGATCTCGCAGCTTACACGGCGATAGCCGGGCAACTACACACAGAGGAGAATGAACTTTATGTTTAATTTAGAAGATTACGAAACAGTCGAGGAACGACTAATTAAATTCTGGAAGGAACATCCCGATGGTCAGATTCATACGAAGTTGCTGGATCACTCTTCTTCTCGGTTTATCGTTGAAGCTAGTATCTTTCGAACTGAGGCTGATGCTAGACCTTGGACGACTGGCCTTGCTGAAGAAACAGTCCAGGGTCGCGGCGTCAATGCTACTTCTGCTCTTGAGAATTGCGAAACAAGTGCGATTGGTCGCGCACTCGCTAATGCAGGCTACGCTACTAAAGGAAAGAGAGCGTCTCGCGAGGAAATGTCAAAGGTTGCAAAAGGCGTGGAAGTAAAGGCTAAGGTCGATGAAGTAAAGGCTAAAATGGCTCAAACTTCAGGTGAATATGTGCCAGTACCAAAGGAAGAGGATCCATGGACAATGCAAGTAGCAGCGCCAGTTCAAACAATGGAGCAAGCCTTAGAGACAGTCAAGGATGTCCTTGGTGGCACTCCGACAGACGAGAGTTGTATCCATGGTGCGCGTGTCTGGAAAACAGGAACTTCTAAGGCCGGCAAGCCTTGGGGTCATTGGAAATGCATGGCTCAAATCCTTGGAGATGCAGAACGATGCGATCCAATTTGGTACGAGATTGACAAAGAAACAGGCAAGTGGAAGCCACAGGTAAAACGTGGGTAAATTATATTTTCGCAATCAAGATGATGAATGGGAGCAATTCCCTACTGATGAGCAATTACATGCTGCTCGACAATCAGCTTATGATCTTCAAAAACTAGGCTTCGCCATTATCTGCCAGTTATGTAATACGCCTCCAACAGTTCAACAGATTAAACAAAGGGCATTACAGCACGAATGGAAATGCGATAAATGCGGCACAGTTAATTCAGCAGGTAAAGCATGAAACACACATATAACTTCCAGTCATCCTTTGGCTGGACTAACTGCTCGATTTGTGACAACGATGTGATGTGTAATGAATATCAACGTGGTGATGGGCTAGTAGTCTGGTTGTGTAAGAAGTGTGAAGATATCAATCACCTATGACACGACACAGAAAGGATCGAGGACTGCGTACAGAGCGCGTCGTTGCTAGTTATCTCCAGCAATGGTGGCCTTACGCGGGAATCGGTCGAGGGGCTGGAAAAGATATAACAGGCGTCCCGTTCGACGTCGAGGTTAAGGCTAGGTCGGCGTTCCAGCCATTGGAGTGGCTGCGTCAAGCGAGCAAAAGAGCGGCAGGCAAAGAGCTTCCGTTTGTGGTGTGCCGTATGAATGGTCAAGGAGAAGATGCTTCCGAGTATCTGGCCTTTATGCGGTTTGCAGACTTGGTGCAGCTACTTCTTCCTATTTACGCAGATATTAATAAAGATTCGGTAGAATTAGAGCCTGAACGATGTACGCAATGTGGATCGTGGAAGCTAAAGGAAGTCCCATGCCGGACATGCGAGAAGGCCATTAATGCCAATATATGAATTCGAATGTACCAACGAAGAGTGCGAAGCTAATTTGCGCTACGAGAAGGAGTTATCGATCCATGAACCACATACAGTTACTTGCCAGTTTTGCCACAGCTCGATGCAAAAGATTTACTCAGTTCCTAGTGTCCAATTCAAGGGAAGCGGTTTCTACTCAACCGATAATTAGAGCGACACGCTCATTGCAAGGATTAAGAAATATAGGCTCTGACCTGCGGTTTTATACCAAACTATATAAAATCCAGTTGACACTATCGGTACACTCTAGGCTAGAGCCCATCAAGGGCTCACACCGGGCCGCTTCGCGGATAGCCCGGGGGGTAGCCGCCGTTATTGGGATATCTCTATCTATACCTATGTCGGTAGCAGATAGTGGCTC